TAATTTAGTCCTTTTGCGACACTATGTATAAATATAGCTTTATACCTAGCAAATGTTCTTACACCTGCATAAGTAGGATATGATTTATTATACTGGATGTTGTTCCATACTCCTGCCCTATATTCTTCCGGTATTAATTCTAGGGCCATATCTATAACCTTTACATCTTTTAGTAGGTCGCAACGCTTTATTACCATGCTTGATACTTGATCCGATATTCCGTTACCCCTAGGCATACCATCCGTATTTACTCCACTTATTTCTACTAGGCTATTAACCTCTTCTTTCATCCTATCATAGTCCCTAATAGTCCATAGGGTCCTATTATAGGCACTTCTTGGCAATTTGTATTTATTCTTCTTAACTCTTTGATAATCTCTCACTTAGTCACCATCCTATACAAACATAACACATACATAAATTATCTATCTTCTATATTTGTCCCCGACCTCAAACTGCTTATACTCTCCCTTAGTAACGAATACGGTTGTCTGTCCACCAAATATATCTCTTAGTAGGAATGAATACTGTTCAGGGTATGTTTCCGGCTTTTTACTTTGCATTACCTTACCATCTACTATCTCCTCATACTTTTCGTATTTAACTACACTAGGCGAATAATCTTTTTTGATTACTGTACCTATATATGTTTTTGCTATATATTCAACCCTTATATATCCAACTAGACAACCTAATCCAAAAGAACATATTAAGGCTAATACATATATCTTTAACTTGTGCTTTAATAATAACTCCATCTTTATCCTCTTTCTATTTCCAGCTTTCTTAATAACTTAATATCTTTTATATCTTGTGCATTAAAAGGCAATTCTTCATCATCCCCTGCATATGTATTGCAATATTTTAACGCTAATTCGCAAGCTGTTAGGATAGTGTTTTGTACAAACTCCTTATCTTCCGTTATTTTTGTTGTATTAACGCTATCCCAGTCTGTACTCTCTATGATATCCATTAACTTGGCAATTTCCGGATCTTCGTATGTACATATACAATATGTATGTGCGTCTTTTGAGTGATTATGCCCTTTTCTCTTTAAATAATTTTCGGCTGCCTTTTGAGTCAAAAAGCAAAATTGATGCTTCCAACCTACTCTCATATTTACTCTAACTATCTCATAGAAATTATCATTAAAAAACGATATTAATTCGCCCACACATACACCTTTTATAGCAATACTATCTTTGTTATTGTTATCTTTTGATATACTTGACTTGCGACCAAAATATGTAAATGTGATTACATCATTTTCAAAATTTAAATTTTCTATAACAAGTTCTCCTGTATAGTAGTCTGTTTCAAATTCTAAAGCTTTTAAAATGTCATATATATCCTCTAAGTCTAGATTGTTGCAGTTTTCATGACTATATAAAAGATAATAATCCTCATGTCCTTCTTCTGTAACTGTATCATTTCTATCTTTTATAACCCATGTTCTAACATCAGCAGTCTCGCAATTATCTTGAGTATTCCTCTCTTTTTGTAGTGCTTTTAAAAAGTCTATATCATCCTTGCTTATTGCCCTTTTAACTTTTGTATCTTCGTGATACTTTAAATTCTCGTGAAAGTATGCCATTATTCCATCCCCTTTTTTATTTAATAGATATAAACACTACTTTATCTTTATATTTATATTCACTTAACTGCGACCATATCGCAGAAACTAGTCTTTCTGCAGATTCAACATCTTCATATTCACATAATATGTAGTAATCTAGCCCCTTTTTTGCTTTAACTGTTACTCCCTCACAATAAATAGCGTCTGGGTTAAATAATATATTTTCTTTATGTCTAATAATCACATCCATATAGCCCATCTCCTTTATATTTTTGTACTAATTTATTTACCTATCTACTACAAATAGTAACTTATATTAGTTCTGTATATGCCTTATAATTAAGGTATAACAAACATACATATACACAAATCAATTATCCACATATTGGCCGTTAAGTTTATCGCTTTATTGTGCTAAATATCAATAATTATTGTTTTTTTAACATTCCCCATTGTTTTATTTAGTATGATTTTATATACTATACTTGAAAAACAATAAAAAATGTATCTATTTAACACTTGACCGGACTACTGCGGAGTAATCCGGTCTATTTTTGTCTTAAACTTCAATAAATGTATATTCAGGATATTTATATTTGAATAACTTCCTCTTGATAATATAGGTTGGCTCTTTACGTGTTATAGGTGATTTAACATCCTCTACATATGCTTGCCCTGCCTTACTATATACGAAGTCTGCAAGGTACTTTATAGACCGTTCTGTACGCCCTGTATTGTCCTTAAATGTTTCTTGTAGTACAAATGGTACTTGTAGTCTTAAATCGCTAATACAACCCGTACTAGCTAGCCTAGACAACTCTATATATCTATTACATTCTTTCTTGCTATCAAACTTTATCCCATTATAGATTACTTTTGTATTTTTATACTTATTCTCTTTTTTCCTTTTAGCTGGCATCTTGCCGGTTTTTTTTATCATCAGATTTTTATATTCTTCCTCCGACCATCTAATCATTAATTCCCCCTTTAAACTCTATCTTTTTGACTAAAATTTATAGGCCTAGACACAATATCTCCTGTATTTATATCTTTTATACGAATAAGATTTCGATTTCTAGGAAAGGCTTCAATATAACCATAGTTAGTCCTGAAATAAACATTAAAGTCATTTGTATATAAATATGATCCGGTTATCCATTTAGATCCTGCCTCATTACTTTTAACTCGGTATTCCTTACCAACAGTTAAATCGCTAAAATCCTTTAACATAGCGTTTCTTTGATTTCTTTTTATTAGCCATTTTCTTCTTTCATTGTTAATACCGGACTCTTTCTGCAGTTCTTCTTTTTTATCCAGTTCTACCTTTTGTTTCCTTATGTTGCATCTTCTTACGATAACTGCTGACCTGCTTCTAATATTTCCAAACTTATTTAAAAACTTCTTATATAATTCGTTTTGGTTATCATCTATATTGTTTCTAATTAGTTCATCCTCTTCCTCGGTCCACACAAAAGCATTATTACTTCTATTGCCGAATACCTCCTGCAAATTGTGTTCTCTTATTAATCTAACTCTTTTTTCTCTTATGGCTTCATAAGACCTTGTATCCCCTACCTCTTTTTTAAACAGGGCAACAAGAGTATCTATATCATGGTGAAGATTATTTAATACAAAGTCTAGCTCTTCTTTCTTCCAACGCTTACCAGTCAATGATATCATCCCTCTTTCTTTTATGTATTTTTATGCTATTACATATTATTAAATAGCTTGCCTAATAATAGCGTCGCTAACATACCATCTATATTAGGCTCTGTTCTTTTGCCATATAATGCAGAGTCCATAAAATCGCAAAACCTTTTAAATTCTTCTGTTTCCTTATGATTTATCATTAACTCTGATATATGCCAACCATTTATAACGTATGTATATCCATTTCCAATGATTCTGTTCTTTAATTTCTCTATTTTATGAGCATTGTTTTTTAACCCATCCATAGAAGAATTAAAAGTTACTCCATTATACTTTGCCCCTACCTTTAAATCATTTCTTATAATAACCACATCTCCAACTTTATATTTAGGTTTAATTTCTTCTTCTCCTGTATGGCTATCAACATCATCTTTAAATAGTTTTTTCGGCTTTTCTGTGCCTTTTTCACTCTCTCCTGCTATTCCAGTACTACCATAACCATCATCACCCCTTACAGACGCTTCTAGCGTGTCAGACTCAATGAAATTGGCATGTTCTACCTTTGCTATTACCATCTGGGCTATCTTGTCCCCTATTTTTATCTTGTAATACTTGTCTGATACGTTTTGAATGATTACAGCAACCTCACCTCTAAACCCGCTATCTATAGTAGCAGGGCTATTAGGTATTCTTAATGGTGTTTTAAGGCTATTGCCTGATGTTGGCCTAATCTGTATATCATATCCAATAGGGCCAGCGATTTTAAACCCTACACCGCATAATACAGTCTTAAATGGTGCTATTGAGTAGCCATCAGGATTCTTAATTTCCTCAAACTCACCCTCATCATTTAAAGCCTTTATATTGCTTATAAATAAGTCTGCCCCTGTATCCTCTAAACCATGTGCGTATTTTGGTAATATTGCGTTATCCCTAATCTTCTGTATCTTTATATCTAACATTTATTTGTCTCCTTCTCTGCAAATACATCCTTTTCCCATGTCATAATATACCTTTATTCCATACTTCCTATACAGCCTATTTTGAATGTCAGTTATTCTGTTTGAGTCCTGTTCGGCACTCTTTAATAACTTCAATTGTTCAGTTATAAACCTGTTTAACCTAGTCTTTCCCCATCCCATATCTGATAGTGCCTGTAATGATAGGGATGTTAAAGCTAGAAATACCATATCGAATTGCTCTAATGATTTTTCTTTTACAATACGGTTTATATCTTCATCCGATATTAAACGCATATGCAACTCTTTAGGCTGCTTACCATCTTTTACTTTCTTAACAAGCTTACTGCGTTGTTTAGCATTTAGCGTTGGTTTAAAATTTAGTATTCTTTCCAGTATCTTGGCATTAGGTAAGTTTTTCCCTTGTTCCCATTGCCTCAACTGTGCAACCTTTATTTTTAACTGTTCTGCAAACTGGTCTTCGGATAGGGAGTAAAACTCCCTGATCTTCCGTATATTGGCCCCAGTTGCTTTCTTATCAAATAAATTCACGTCATTATTGTCCCCCTTTGCATTTTTAAATCTCCATTTTTAATTGTTCGAATGGCTCGTAATTCATCCAAACAACCTCCGTTCTCTTAATTGCACTTTCTGCAGTTGTATTTTTGGTGCATTTATGCCATCCAATCAATGTTTCGTTATATAAATCATTTTCATATCCAGATATCATAACTTTTCCTTTGTGTTTCTTTAACGCATTAAGCAGTCTTATATGTTCTTCATCTTTCATTTCATGTTCATATAAATAATTTTTTCTTGTGCTTAATAGATATGGTGGATCTGCATATATAAAAACTTCTTCTTTGTTGTAACTTTCGATTAGCTCTATCGCATCTTTATTTTCTATTTGTGCCTGCTTTAATCTTTCAGTTGCTTGCATTAGAACTGTTGGAAAGTGTCCCCAAAATTTAGTTGTTACTGGGGACATTTTCCCCTTAGAACTTCTAAACCCATTTTTATATTTATTAGAACACCCAAAGCCCTGACAACACCTTACGGCGAATTTTCTTGCTTTTTCAATCTCTGTATCACTTTTATTAAAAGATTCTTCATATTCTTGCCTTGAATACGGAGTCAATGATAGTAATTTAATTAATTCATCAGGATTTTCTCTTAGTTGCTTAAAATAGTTATATACTTCTGATGATATGTCATTTATCGTTTCAATTCTTGCAGGCTTTTTATTAAAAAATACTGCTCCACCACCAAAAAATGGCTCTAAATAAACTTCATGACTTGGAATCATATCGCAAATCCACTTGGCTATTCTATTTTTACTTCCTGGATACTTAAGTACATTTTTCATTTTTTACTCCTATTTAAAATGGTACATCGTCATCATCTACCGCACTAAACTCGGCCGGTGCCTCCTGCGGTGCTTGTTCGCCCTGTTCAGCCTTTGACTTGCTTTCTAATGCCTGTATATTTCTACCTGCTACCTTTGTGAATGTCCTTTTTTCGCCATCCGGTGTTTCGTACCTATCAACTCGAACAGATCCTTGAATGGCTACCAATCTTCCCTTAGTGATGTAGTTAGCTACAAACTCTGCAGGCTTACCCATAATCTCTACTGGTATGAAGTCTGTAGTAATGGACCCATCCTTATTTTTATAATCTCTATCAATAGCCAGTGTAAATGTGGCTACTGCTGTTCCTGATGTTAAATATTTAAGTTCAGGATCCTTAGTTAATCTTCCAACTATAACAACATTATTCATCTATATCCTCATCTTTCTTAACTTTTTTAATATATCGCCCACCCATTATATTTTGTCTTCCACAATTATCACAATCAATAGCATCATAATATGTGTTTCCATTAAACAAAGCAGTGCTAGATGTGTTAATTGCAATGTAGTGGTTTTTTAAAGATAAATTAAGTTCTTTGTTGCAAAAAGAACAGCATTTCTTCTTGAAAATATTATTCATTACTTTCCCCCTTGATTTCTTTTCTTAAATCTCTTATTAGTAATTCCTTTCCAATTCTCAACATTACTTTACAATGCCTTTATACATAAACTCCGTATTTGGATAATGCCTTATCTTATCATTTTCCTGTTTTTCAAAATCCCTCGCTTCTTCTTCTGTATCAAAATAGTATTCTTTCTCTGCATAATAATCAAAATACTTAACAACAAGGTACTTTTCTTTATTTGTGTTTGTCATAATAATCTTCTCCTTATAAATCTCTTAAAATCCCCGGCAATTCCCTATTGCAACCTTTGTATACTTGTTTAATTTTGGAACAGATATCCCCGCTATAATAATCTATTGAGATAGATATTAAATTTCTATCTTGATTAGTTAAAGAGGCTTCACTTAATATATCTTTTTTTAGATTAGCTATTTCCATTTCCAAATCTCGTTTTTTTCTTAGCTTTTCATCTAGAGATATTAGCTTTATTTTAAATTTTTGTTTTTGATTTTCATCCATGTTTTATACTCCCTTTACAGTGGCCTGTGCAATATTTGCATATCCCACTAAATATACTAGTGATATATATCTTACCTACTTTTATTTTGGTAATTTCTTTCCTCTAATAGCACTCTAATATCATTTCATACCTATCTTTAGTATTTCCATTCCCGTCAATATATTTAGGGTAAAGCCCTCTTGTTACTTCATATAATTGTTGTTCATATGATTGGCGAATTGAATAATGCATAAATACATTCCATTTAAGAATCTTTATATTTTTATTTTTTCTTACATACTCTGGCATTTCAGGCAGTCCCTTCTTCTCTGGATATTTGTTTAGCCACCTATCCCACTCATATAGGAAATCTATATAATTAATTTTAACTGGTTCGATTACTCCATCTTCGTCAACATTGATGTTTAAATTTTTATAAAATTCTTCATCAAAATAATCATTGTTGCCTAGAATTTGACATTCACTTATAATGCTTTTTGTATATTTGTTCTCTAATCTTAAATAGTGCCTGTTTGACATGCTTACCTCCTCTTATTCAGTAATCCTAAACCAGTATTTTTTAAGTCTATCTTCGCCAATTTCATTTATTACTTTTTGTGCTATTTCTTCGCTTTCAAAACAAGGCGAACTACAATCCATAAACCCATAACAGTCAACAACCGTTGTTTTACTACTGTGGTTATATACTAAGACATAATTAGACTTACCGTCTTCAAACGGCTTACTGTACTTTCTTATGATAGCCTCAACCCTACGTCTTTCAGCTTCAAACTCTGCTTCTTCACTAGTTAAAAATGCATTCCCTAAACTTCTAATTTTTTCATCATAAAAGCTATCAAAGTAAGTTGTTTCAATTTCTCCATCTTCAGTTATGTAATAATATTCTTCTACTCTATTTACAGTATCTAAATCCCATATACTCTTAGGCTTCTGCTCTGCCTCTGCCTTTTGGACTATCAGCTCTTTTATGTCTTCCCAGTTGTCATCTATTAATTTTCTTATATCGTTGCTCATTTAATTAACCTCTCTTAAAATGGTATTCTCCTCATTTCCCAATCGGATGGTATATCAACCCCATCTAATCTTTTCTCTAAATCTTGTAGCATTTTTATATCTTTTAAGTCTTCTTTTTCTCTTTCTAAAGATAGTATTTTGCCATTTTGGTGTATTACACATTCTAAATATTTAATAGCGTAACAGTATGCCTTTGCTTTAGTTTGTTTTAATAGTATTTCACTTGTTTCCATGAATATCGCCCCCCTATATTGTTTCTTTGGTTATCAACCATTAGTTGACTGCCACTTTATTTAATTTTGTAAAAACTTATTTATAAAGTATACTTGACCCTTACCAGTTACTTTAGTAGTCTTAGTTAACCTTACTGACCCATCAGGATTTAAATGCGTTCTTTCCTTAACCTCAAATAGTTCTAAGTCCATGGCCCTCTGCGTTGGCATATTATAACTTTCACCATTTCTACTGATTAAATAGCCGTTAGCCCTTAACCACTCAAACAACCTATTTTGGCCTATGTCATATCCATTCTGTTTAATTAGCTTAGCTAAGTCCCCTATTAATATCGTCTGCCTGCTACTTGCTACGCTATCAGCAAATAATACTTTAGGTTGATTAGCTTGGTTAATAATTTCAAGTTGTTCCCTTGCCTGTCTTTCTTCTTTTAACTGTGTAGCCATCTTGATTAGTAAATCAGGATTATTTAAAAGCTCATCTGTGGCATACATTCCAGTCTTGCGTATATCGGGTAACACTTTACTAGTCACCCACTTCTTAAACTTCTTTGCCTTTTCTAGTTTACTTCCCATGATTAGGCTATACATCCCTGACTCATTTATTAGCCATCCGCCTCTCTGCCCTAAGCTCAATAACGAATCGTTATTGAGTTTGTCTTCAGGGTCTACATGGTCTGTTAATGCTTTACTAGGGTTAGAATAACCTAATGCACAAGCTATATCCTTACCCACAAAATAAGGCTCGTTATTTACCATAACAGTCCTTATTAGCCCAAATTCAAGGCTGTTAAATTGTCTGTAATTACCCATACTAAACAACTCCTTTTAGTTTTTCTTTTAATTGCTTGGCCATCCTACCCCCTACAATGTCTATAACTTCTCCACATACTCCACAAGTTACATAAATCAGATTTTTCTTTTGTTCTAATATATGGCCCTCTTTGTTTTCGCAGTATTTACACTTTCTTTTATATTTCATAACTAAACATCCCCTATAAATGTATCTTTTATTTTTGTCCCATTTTTGTATTAAATCGCCTTTGGACGTTTCTTGTTGCACACACAACTGTATGGATATAGTTGTTAATTTCCTTATGTTCTCTGGCTGCCTTGCTGGCACGTTCCATTTTCTGCTTATATGTTGCATACCTATAGCAATTATCATGACAATACAACTCCCTATCCTTACACCTGTAACAAGGGTTATTTTTAGTCCGAAGTATCATATTTACCACTCCTCAACATCAAACATTTCCCAACCTTTTATCCTTGCTGTAAAGCCTGCACCAATCTCATCATTACCTATATAGTTTAAATCTTCATCTAACTCGTTTAGTACGAATTTAAGTGTATCTTGCAGCATACTAGGAGTTATTTTTGTTACGCTAGTTATGAATGTCTTATTGTCTTTTTTCAACTCCCACTCAAGGTTAAAACCTGCATTATCATCTATGCTATTTTCAAGATATTCTATGATCCAGTCTTTCCTGCTCAGTTCTTTTTTCTCCATACTCCCTATCCCCTGTTACATATACTCAAATGTTCCAACACCAATTAATTTTACGTTAGCTGATAAATTTTCTGTTTCCTCAAATCTAAGCCTTTGCAAATCTTCACTCTTTATTGTGACTGTACACATATCATTTTTTATTTTGATTTTTTTTAATTTTCTTTCAGCAAAATGTGTATCTATATCAAATTCCTTTGACATCTTTTTCTCTGACATAAATAACAGGAAGTTTTTCCTTTTAAGGTCATTATGAATACAGTTTTTTGCAAATATTTCAAAATTAAACTCATTACCCTCTGTTAGGCTATAATGCAAGTCACTTATTATGTTTAAACCCTCGTTTAAATCATTTATATAGTTAACTGAAACCCATCCTTTAACTAATTCTATTATTTTATTTGTTAAAAACCTGCTATCCTCAACTACATCGGCTTTTAGAAATTCATTAATAAAGTCTGATTCAGCTTTCTTCCCCTTTCCAAAAGCACTATCTAGGGCTAGTACATCCCATGTATCTTTCATCCCTGATAGTCCACAAGTAAAACCTAGGCTATATTTAGGCTTTTTAGGATGTGCCTTGTTGTTTATCGACAACTCAATAATTGGCATTCCGTCATCATGTCTGATCTTGTTTGTAAATATCTGTGTATACTCTAGGCATATACCTGCAACATAATTCTTATCCTTGTGCTTATAGCTAACAACTAAAAAATCATTACTATCTATGCTATTATTCTCACGACTTGTGGCATGTAATAGTTCTGCTAATTTCTTAGAGTTGTTGATAAAATCTTCATCGCTATATATCATGCTTTCCGTACAAGCCCTTAACTCGCTATTAGTAAAATCTTGATATTTACAAGGCCTTGTATATTTGCTGTTAATTAGCGACCTAACCAAGCTTTCAACCATACTATTAACATCCTGATTAGTTCTAACCGGTAACTCAACATTGTTTAGTAATGCACCATCCATACTCTTATCCACTAAGTGAATTATTGCGTTTTTAACATACATTTTTCATTTTCCCCTTTGTTTTAATTTTTTATTTTTTCTTTCGCCAATGTTCCAACCTTTTGTTTTTATCGGTTGATATTAGCGTATATTTTTGTGACATCTCCATTAGCCTGCTAACCATTCCTTCGTCAATCTTAATCATATCGCTGGGCAATAACTCTGATGTTATGATTACAGGATTATTCATCAAGTATCTAGCATTGATAATCTCGAATAGGATTTTTTTATCTGCCTCTGTAGGCTCACCCTTAAATAAATCATCCATGAACAATACATCGTCCCTCTTAACGCTTTCTATTAACTCCTGATAACCCTCTTTATCGGTAATCATCTGTTTAATCAGAGTTATAAATTGCCTGTAATCTAGGTATTTTACAAAGACCCCGTTATGTATTAGGTTATTAGCTATTGCCATGCCTAAATGCGTCTTACCGCTTCCTACACGGCCTAATATCATAATACTTGCCCCCTCTTGATATGCCTTAGTTTTGACATATTCAATACAAGCCTTCTTAACTCCCTCATTGGCCGGATTCTCTTCAAAGTTTGAAAAAGTCTTAGATCTAAATTTTTCGTAAATTCCTGAATACTTCAAGGCCCTTTCGTGATTATTTTTAGCCTTACAACTACACTCAACCATAACTTCTTGGCCGTCAATAATCGTGGGTATATATTCTAAATCCTTACACTTCTCGCACTTATAAGCCACTATCTCCGAAGTCGTATTCATCCCACTTGTCCTTTGTTTGGCCTGTAGTTGTTGCATTAGGCTTTGAATATCTGCTATTGCCATAATTAACACCATCCTTTAACTCATAAACAGACTGCCAGTTATTCAAAATGCTTTGTTCTAGAATTTTAATAACAAGTTCTTTATCGCCATTTGCTAGCTTGTCTAATTTGCCTAGTAATACCTTTGTGGCTCGCTCTGTAAGTGGCTTTTTAATGGCTTTACGCATTATTGCAAAGTCCCTAAAAGTATCCGTCAAACATTCGTCTTCCCCGTATTTTTCAACGACCAAAGACTCAAAAGCAAAAGTGCGTACTCTTCGCTCTGCACTAGGAGCGTTACAGCTATCGTCTGTATTTTCTTTGCTTTGTTTTTCTTTACTTTTCTTTACTTTACTTTTCTTTTCTTTTCTTTGTTGATTATTGCCTACATTAACCACATCTGAACTAGAGTTATTGTCTA